ACTGCTAGTAGCAGTAATTCTCATTACCTTTTTAAGTTGATTGAATACTGTTTGCTCTTGTTGGCCTACTGATGTACCAGCATAATAATTCCCCCAACGATCTAAACAAATGTATTGATATCCACTAGTTGTAATAGTATAGCTGGCGTTACGTTGTGCAATTTGCATTCCGCCATTATTAATTAAGTTTCTATGACTAAGTTGGTGTCCATTAATATTGTCTAAGTATAAATTACCGTTGGACAGATCACCTTCTAAAAATGTATAAGTTACACTTTGATCATCATCAGATAATCCTTGTATTGACATCTTGCCTGTATCAACTGTTAGTCTTATTCGTTTGCTACCACTAGAACTGCTTGTATCTTCTAAATTTAGTTCAGGTGGATTTCCAACTAAATTTATATCCATTACTCCACTGTCATAGACATGTAACTTGCCAGTAGGATTACTTGTACCAATGCCAACTTTACCATTACCATCAACAGTAAATCTAGCTGCACCAGCAGTATTATCATATATTCTAAAGTTATGAGTAGAATCAATGATGCCATTGCCTATTGACCAACCAGTTGAACCGCTGGCATTGGTAAAGCCAATAGTTCTGCTATCTGTTGATCCACCTTCTAATATCATATTCCCAGTGACATGAAGTTTTGCTTGGGGATTAGTTGTACCAATACCAGCATATCCATTACTTTTAACTACTAATCTATATGCTGTGTTAGATCTATCATATAGTATAAACGCACCAGCACCCGCTCCACTTCCGTCATCTGCACCTATACTAAAGTCAGCGGTTGCATCACCATCTGTAAATCTTACAAATGCATTTCCTAAACTTCCTTTAACATTTAAAATATCAAGATCACCATTTACTTGAAGTGGGTACCCAGGATTATCTGTCCCAATACCAACATTTCCACTGGTATCAATTACTACGTGTGAGTTGTTAACACCGCCGGCTGAGAATCTAAGCTCGTTATATGAGCCTACTTCAAAATGTGTGGTTCTAGAATCTAATCTAGCTAAACTAGTGGTACCATCGTTTTCGTAAAATTTTAACTGACCAATATCGTCTGCACTTCTGCCTCTGATGTTTATTGCTTCAGCACTACTAGGTGACACAATATCTAATGTAGTATTTGGACTAGCAGTGCCAACACCAACTCTATTATTTGCAGCATCAACATACAGTGTATTAGTATCCATTGCAATATTGCCATTGATATCTGCTTGTGGTATTTTATCTAAATTTAATGTGGTTGTACCTGCATTGTCTGGCACAGCAATATCTACATATCCACTAACATCACCGTATATTCTAACCTTACTCATTTATAGTATTACCCATCTTTGTCCGCTTGGTATAGTAACTGTTGCACCGCTTGCTAGTGTTACAGGTCCTACAGTCATTGCATTTCTATTAGTACTTAGTGTATAATTATTGTTCACAGTATTGTCAGTTTCTACAAAAGCTAGATCACCGTTTCCTCCAGTAGCACCTCCGTCAAAGTGTTGTGTACCGTGTACTAAGTGTCCGTTACTGATGTCAATATCACCTGTAACTGTAATGTTGCCTGTGGTGTGTGCATCAATACCTAATGGCATTTCTCTCATTTCTTTTGCTCTACTCATTATCCATTCTCCAATGCATCTAGTCTTGCTTTTAGTTGTGTGTTTTCTTCAATGAGTGCTTGTACTGCTTCGATTGTTTTGTAAAGTAGTCCAGTTTGATTGATATTTTTAATTTCAGTAAGTTCTTCGCCAAGCTCTTCCCATACACTATCCATTCCTCTCGGATCAATAACAGGAGTTGTTCCAACTACATCTGGAAAAATTTCTTCAACTTCTTGCGCAACCAATCCTATTTCTCTGAGATCTTCTTCATTCTCATAGTTATCTTTCATATAGTCGTAACTATCAATTCTAATATATGATTTAAGATCAAGATTGTTGTATTTTGTTAATATATTTTCAGTAGATACATCTTGGAAACTCTTTTTAATTCTGCGATCAGACAGACCACTAAATGAACTTTGACTACTATTAACAGACCCTCTTACACTCATATTCCAACTAGATTGTAACATTTCCATGATAACAATATCAGAGTCTTTGTCAATAATACGGAATGTAGTACCGTTATCAGAAGAACCATACACTTGTGTACTATCTTCGTCGAAACACATACCACCAGCTTCACTGGTTCCTGCTTCAATATAAAATCCCATTGAATTACCAGTTCCGCCAACCATATATCTGTTGTTCGTGTTTCTATGCATTACTTCTCCGCTGCGAGCGGTAGGTTGCCATCCTATGTTTGCCCAACCACCACCGGCAGATACCTGTTGCGAAGTAAAACCAGCTGTAACTGGGATTGTTATAGCGTATTTTGGAAGGACTGCATTTGCTACATATTGTGAATTGCTAGGTACTGCGTTTTGAATATAAATCCCTTGATCTACAGTAAGATCATTATTGTGTGCTACTTCATCATATGTTCCAATTACAGTCTTACCGCCGAATGGATTTAGTTTTATATGAGCAGGTCCATTATTATTAGGGTTCATAGATTGAATAGTTGAGGAAAGAGTTGTGTCACCACTAAAACTCAACCTAGTACCATTATCTCTATTTTTGAGACTCAATGAGTATATTGATTGAGCTTCTGTTATATTAACAGCAGTACTAGATTTTTGATTATTAATTCTAACAGAACCAGTTAGGTTTTCAATTGTAAGAGGAGTTAAATCTACTTGATCTGCTCTATAATCACCTTGATTTGTGACACTTGGTACTTTAAATTCAATAGGACCATAACCACTCCATATAGTCATACGTTCTGTATTTTTATGATCGTATTGGATACCGCCACGAATATTACCATTATTATTAAATGCCATACCGAATACAGTTTTTTCTGTTCCGTTATACCAGTTGTTAATGTCATTGAAGAACATGATACTTCTGCGGCCAGCTTCAGTCTGTCCGCCAGTTTCATGTATCTGCGCCATAACTTCACTGAATCTTCCTGCCGCATTTCCTCCAGCGCCGCCTGGCGAATTGACTGTTAATCTCTGTGAAGGATTATTGTTATTAATACCAACATTACCAGTGTTATTTTGTATTCTTAATCTTTCAGAACCTGCATTTGTAGCTAATAATAGATCACCGGTGACAGAACCAGAGATACCAAAGTCATCAATCGCACCTCCATTGACAGCCCAGTCACCAGATGCAATATAGCCTCTAGTTGTAGTGGTGCCACTAACTACCTCAGAAAATCTTATGGCAGGGTGATCACCATCTCGTTTGATTTGTAATGCACCATTAATTTCTAATTTTTCACCAGGATTAGTTGTACCAATACCTACATTGCCTGTCACACCCCGAACTACTAGTTTTGAATTTCCATCTTGTACTAGATTAAACATGTTAGCAGAACTGTTAACATCAATAAGTTCTATATAATCATTTGCAGCACCAGCACTTCCAAAAACAATTTTTCTAGATGCATTTCCACTGCCTAATCGTATATCACCTTCTACGTGAAGTGTTTGTGTTGGTGTTAATGTTCCGATACCAACGTTACCGTTAGACTGTAGAACCATCTGTGTATGGTTATTCATAGTACCTAGTGTGCCGTAACCAAAGAATAATTTAGTTGCGTCATCATTCATTCCAACGGCGAAACTATTGGTAGGATCAGATCTGTCATTAAATTCAATATACATTTCATCTGCTTCGCCGGTTCCTCCGCCTTCTAAACGTATAGAAACATCGCCACCACTGCCAGTATCAGCTTCAAATAATGCTATAGGCTCATCGTGTGTTGTACTTTTTACATGCAATTTATGCTCTGGACTAGTTGTGCCAATACCAACATTGCCGTTTGGTATTACTTCTAAACAAGATGCTGATCCTGCAATAGTAGTGCCGTTTCGTCTAATACTAAAACTACCTGTACCTGTATCACCATCATCGTTATTACTGTCAATAATCAATGCCATAGCATGACGTGAAGTCATAATCATAGCATTTTCTGTAGTACTACGATGTATCATGTTCAGATCGTCGACAGCACCTTCCATATATATTTTTTGATTGTTATCCCCAGAACCTACAACAATATTTCCATTAACATGCAATGGTGCTAGTGGATTAGTCGTACCAATACCAACGTTGCCGCCATCACCTTTAATAGTCATAGTAGTGATAGTAGATCCGCCGTCATTGGCTTTAAAAACTATATCTCCGTTTGATACTTGTGACTTAATAATTAAATTAGGCGTCTCATGTGATAGTACTCCAAATTCAACACCATTATCTTTGAGTCTTATTTGT